TCATCGATGGTAGGGGACTTTTGGCAGTGTTTTTTCCCGTACTCCAGCCTGTTTAAGCACCGCCAGACAATCCTTTTCTCACTGTATGCTGTCCAGGATGCCCGTCTATAAGGCTTGCCGCACTCCCCACATATCAATAATTCGGTGAGAGCATATATTGAGCTATATTTCCCGCTGTCGGTTTTGGTTCTTTTTTCAGCACTCTTTTTAATGTTAGCCCGGCGTGCTTTTTCTTCCTGTATCCGGTGAAACAAGTCTTTGGAAATGATGGCCGGATGGCTGTCCTCCACATAATACTGCGGGACAATTCCATTGTTTTTAACTCTTTTCTTTGTGAGGTAGTCTACGGTGTAGCTTTTTTGCAGCAAGGCATCTCCCATGTACTTCTCATTGGAAAGCATGTTGTTAATGGTAGTTGTAGACCATTGATTTTTTCCGGTAACGGTTTTAATGCCGTTTTCCTCCAGGTACTTTTTGATTTGGGTGATGCTTAGTCCCTCTAAATACAGCCTGAAAATCAGCCTTACTATTTCTGCTTCCTCCGGCACTATCACCAATTCACCGGCTTCATTCTTTGTATAGCCTAAAAACTTATTGTGATTAACCATAACTTGTCCTTTCTCAAACCGGCGGACCACACCCCACCTTGTGTTGGTGCTTAAGGAGCGGCTTTCTTCCTGGGCAAGGCTTCCGAGGATGGTGATGAGAAATTCTCCGGTGCTGTCCAGGGTGTTGACGTTTTCTTTTTCGAAGAACACGCCGATGTTTTTTTCTTTCAGTTTCCGTATATATTGAATGCAGTCCAGGGTGTTTCGTGCAAAACGGCTGATGGATTTTGTCAGCACCAGGTCAATCTTGCCTGCCATGCAGTCTTCAATCAATTTATTGAATCCTGTCCTGTTTTTTGTGCTGGTGCCGGATATGCCCTCATCGGCATAGATGCCCGCAAACTTCCAGCCTGGGTTTTTCATAATTTCCATCGTGTAATAATCCACCTGTGCCTGGTAGCTGGACTGCTGTTCCTCCAGCTCCGTACTGACCCGGCAGTAAGCGGCCACTCTCAGCTTTTTTATCTTTGCTTTTTCCTTAAAATCATAAATCGGATTTGCCGGAATTACCGATACTGTTCTTTGTCCCATCGCCATGGGTTTTTCCTCCTTTTCCCCGTAGTGTATATGGTGTGCTCAGCACCACTCCGTTGATCAGTTCAAACCGGAGCTGCCCGGTGGTTTCCACCGTAATGCTTTTGATGGTTGCTTTGAATAAAGCTTCATCAAATGCTTTAATGGGCTTACAGTTCTCAAGTGCCGCTTTCAATTTCCTGGTTTTATATTCAAAGTCATCCACCTGGGAAACTCGATATTGTTCTACAGCTCTTTTGAACAGCAGCTGTGCCATATCCGACGATTTCAGGCCATTTTGGCCTAGTTCGCTGGATATTTGCAATTTTATCCTTCTTAATTCTGCACTTTCTGCCACAGCATTAACTGCCGGACGCTTTCCTATCATTTCAGAGTTCTCCATCACCCGGTTGATAATTTGTATAAAGCATGCTTCAAGCTGCTTGTCATCAACCACGCCGCTTTTGCAGCAGACCCTGTTGTCAACAATATACCGTTTGCATTTCCAGTTGCATTTCTTGTTCCTGTCATGATGTTCGGTGTACCTTTTGAAAACACTCCCGCATTCCCCGCATATCAATCTGCCGCTGAAGGGGTAAGTGCTGGCGATGCCGTTGGCATAGTAATTGACATTTCTGCCAAGCTGGGTGTTCTTTTCTTCCCTGAGCCTGTTAGCGGCATTGAATACTTCCTCCGGGATAATGGCAGGATAGAAGTCACTTCCGGTGTATTTGCAGTTGCTCAAAATTTTTCCGATGGAGCCGTGATTCCAGGAGGGCTTTCCATTGGCATTGTGAACCTTCATTTCCGTCAGATCCTTTGCCATCTGGTTTAAAGATATTCCCGATATAAAATCATTGAACATTTTTCTGACCAGCTCTGCCTTTTCCGGTTCGATGGCTACAGCTCCGTCTATGATTTTATAGCCGAAGGGCATATGTCTTTGCGCCATTTAGCCCACTTCCTCTCCGATGATTTCCGGAAGCTCCAGTCCGTTGATCAGGCGGAAGGCGATTTCAAGCTTGGATTTTACAATGATCCTTTCTACCATCAGTGAAAAAATGTCTTCATCAAAGCTCTCTATCAGATCATCCTGCTTTTTGAGGAAAGCGATCAGTTCCTCCGTTCTGGCAGCCTCATCATTAAATCCGTTATATTCGAACAGCTTGCTTCGCAGCTTTTTGGCTTCGTGGAGCTGCTTGGTGATCAGATTGCTTTGCTCTATAAAAAGAACAGAGTCAAGATATCCTTTCGACCTCAGTCTACTCAGTACATGACTCTGTTCCGTAAATTCCGTTATTTTTTTATTGATTTCCCTGACCTGGGATTCATACTCCCTGCCGCAGTGAAGCTTTTTCAAATCCTCGGCCAGGGGGGTTAATATTTTGTCATAATTGCTTTTCAGCTTGTTATATAGATTGATGAATGCAGCTTTGATGTGCTTGTCCTTGATGGCCGTCATGCCGCATTCCGCCCGATTCCTGATATGCCTTGTGCAACACCACTGCACTGTTTCATAAGGTTTGCCCTTGAATATGATTTGCCTTTTAAAATTACTCCCGCATTCACCGCATTGGATTTTGCTGCTGAAGGGATAACGCTGGTTATATTTCCGCGTGTCGGTATCCACCATGGCTTTTTCAATTTTTCGCTGCTCCATGATCTCCCTGACCCGTTCAGCCTGCTCTTTAGCAATAATCGGTTCGTGGTCGTTGGCGATGTAGTAGCACTGTTTTTGTCCCCGGTTCCTCTTTCGTTGGAAGGGCAATGTGTCGGTGGTAAAGGTTTTCTGAAGGAGCATGTCGCCGTAGTATTTTTCATTGGTCAGGATTTCCTTCACCACATTTTCTCCCCAGGCTTCCGCCCCTTTTCTTGTTGGAACTCCTTCTTCCGTAAGCTCTTTTGCGATGACGTACGTTCCTTTCCCGTTCAGGTAATCGGTGTAAATCCTTCGGACAATAGCGGCTTCTTCTTCATTGATGACGATTCCTCCGTCCTTACCCTTCATATAACCGTAGGGAAGGTAAGAAGGCTTCCATTCGCCTTTCATAAACCTTTTTTGTATCGCCCACCGGTTGTTTTTTGATGTGGAAATGGATTCCTCCTGGGCAATGGAGCTTAAAACCGTCATCAGCAGCTCGCTTTCAGCGGACATGGTGTTGATGTTTTCTTTCTCAAAGAAGACTGCAATCCCCAGCGCTTTCAGCTTTCTCACCGTCTCAATGCAGTCGGCGGTGTTTCTTGCAAACCTGGATATGGACTTGGTAATGACCATGTCCACCTTTTTGGCTTCACAGTCGGCAATGAGCCTTAGAAACTCATCCCTCTTGTCTTTGGCGGTGCCGCTGATGCCTTCGTCCGCATAAATTCCGGCAAAAGTCCAGGCATCGTTGCTTTCTATCAGCCGGGTGTAGTACTCCACCTGTGCTGAAAAGGATTGAAGCTGCCCGGTGTGATCCGAGCTGACCCGGCAGTATGCGCACACTCGCAGTTTCGGAGCTTCAACTTCTGCTTCTATGCAATTGATTGGCTTGATGACTCTTACTCTTGGCATACGCTTCCTCCTTTCACTTTTCAGTACATGATGCTTTATCAGCAACACACAGTACCACACAAATCCAGCCATATCAAGTGTTTTTACACATATACCTCCGCCAGGAACGGAGTGAATGAATTCCGATTTAATCTGTCAATTTCTTTCAATTCAGAAAGAGTAATAAGCCCTTTTTCAAGCATGCTGTTCAGCAGCGAAATGGCTATTTTGTACTTGATTTCATTGGTTATTTGAGTTTGTGACATGGTTTTATCCCCCTTTACATTTTGCTTTAATACCACAAGGATGCAGCGGATTTGAGTTCCGCTGCATAGTTTCTGATATCAAAGCGGTTAATCTTGTTATCAATCTTCTTCCTGTGCTCTATTTGCCGCTGCTTCCCAAGCACCAGGGCAACAGCTCAAACTGCCTGTGGTCAGCAGGTATCACAGGAATTCCACCTCCCCGAGAACCTCCGGGCTGCACTCTGGGACTCAACCTCGACTATGCAGGAGTATCATTGTAGGCTGTTCAGGTCCTGGCGAAACAATCCACCACAGATTGTTTTATGG